GGCGGGGCCGAGTACGTCGGGTGGCGCCCGGCTGAGTACGCCGGGACCTCCAGCGACCCAAAGCTCACCGTCACCTCCAGCGCGGGCGGCGGCGGCGTCACCGCGAGCCCGTCCGCCGCGACCGCGACCGCGACCGGGTCGACCCCGTCCGTGTCGCTGCCCGTGGCCGCGTCCCCGTCGGGCGCCACGGCCACGGCGACGGGTGCCGTGCCCAGCGTCACCGCGTCGGCAGGGCTGAACCCGCTGCCCGCAGGCGCCACGGCGACCGCGTCAGGAGCGACGCCGGCCGTCGCCCTGAGCGCGAACCTGACCCTGCTGCCCGGCGGAGCGTCCGCGACCGCGTCGGGCGCCGTGCCGTCGATCGGCGTGCCCCGCAGCGCCAGCCCGTCGCCCGCCCTCGTGTCCATCACGGGCGGCGTCCCGTTCGCCGGGAGCGTCTACCCGCTGCCCGCGCACCTCAAGGCGTCGGGCACCGCGCCCACGGGCGGCGTCAGCGCGTCGGGCGTCACGGCGGGGCGCATCGCCGCCGCGTCCGTGTCCGCCACGGGGAGCATCGAGGGGGTGGCGGCGTGACGGTGGCGATCCTCGGCGTGCAGGGCAAGACGATCACGTGGAGCGTCGCGGGGATCAACGCGAACCTGACCGGGTACACCGTGCGCATGGCGCTCCGCAGCGCGGCGACGTGGCAGCAGGCGGGCACGACGCCCGACCTCGAGCTGACCGAGGGCGCGGGCCTGACCGTCACGCGCGGCGCGACCTCGCAGGTGGACGTGGCGATCACGCCCGTGCAGGCGGACGCGCTCTCGGGCGTCTACGTGTGGGACCTCCAGGTCACGAGCGGCGGCACGACGCGGCTGGTCGACCTCGACGGCAACAGCACGCTCCACGGCTCGCTGACCGTGGACGCCAGCGCCACGAGGACGCGGCCGTGATGCGCGTGTGCCCGTCGGGCCACAGGGTCAGGAGCGGCACGCCCTGCTCCGCCTGCTCCCGCGCCCGCGAGGCGTCCCGCCCCTCCCGCCAGGCGCGCGGGTACGGCGCCATGCACGACGCGGCGAGGCGGGATATCGAGCGCATGCTGCCCACCTCGTGCCTGTACGCGAGGACCGACCTCGCCTGCCCGGGCGTGGTGACGCAGGACGACTGGGTGGCCGCCCACGTGGTCGACGGGCACCCGGAGTACGGGTGGGGAGCGGCGCACCGGGCGTGCAACGAGCGCGCGAAGGGCGACGGGGGGCTGCGAGGAACTGGGACGGGGGCCCGCGCAGTACCCGCAGCCAGCGCGCCGCGAGAGATACTCGCGTGACCGCCCTGCGACAGCCGTCACCGGTCGACCGGCCGGCGCCGAAGCTCCACCCCCCGTTCACGCTGCCGCACTTCCGCGCGTGGGCGTCCGACCTGATCCTCGACACGGGCGCGAGCTGGCACCTCGAGGACTTCCAGGAGTGGTTCATCGAGGACCTGTTCTCGGGCGTGGCCGAGATCTGGGACATCCTGCCCGAGGGGAACACAAAGACGACCACCCTGGCGGGCGTCGCGCTCTACCACAGCGAGCACACGCCCTTCGCGGCCGTCCCGGTCGCCGCCGCGAGCCGGGAGCAGGCCGAGATCCTCTACCGGCAGGCCGAGGGCTTCGTCCTGCGCTCGGAGATGCTGCACGCGCCCGTCCACTCGGCCGTGCAGGCGGCCAAGGGCAAGCGCAAGACCGACGTGCCGCGCTTCACCTGCCTCGACGGGTACCGCCGCATCAACCACCACGCCGGCGGGCGCATCCAGATCTTCGCGGCCGACGACCGGACCGGCGACGGCGTCATCCCGACGCTCGGGATCATCGACGAGCCGCACCGGCTGCGCGACCTGTCGCTGTACCGGACGTGGGCGGGCAAGATCGCCAAGCGGGACGGCCAGATCGCGGCCATCTCGACGCGCGGCGAGCCCGGCTCCGACTTCGAGCTGACCATCCAGCGCATCAAGGACCAGGCGACCGACGTCCAGCGGCGCGGGTCCTTCGGCCGCTACGCGACGAGCCGGATCGTCCTGCACGAGTGGGCCGTGCCGGAGACGGGCGACGTCACGGACATGGACGTCGTCAAGGCGGCCAACCCGTTCTCGGGCATCACGGCCGAGATGCTCGCCGAGAAGTTCGGCAGCCCGACGATGACGATGCACCACTGGCTTCGGTTCGTCTGCAACCGGCCGACCGAGGAGTCCAACGTCTGGCTCGGCCCCAACGCCCGCGCGCTGTGGGCGGGCCTCGAGGAGCCCTACGACTTCGTCGCGGGAGCCCCGACGTGGGTCGGCGTGGACGTCGGCATCAAGCGCGACAGCACGGCCGTCGTCGCCGTCCAGCGGGACGAGTCGGGGGGCCTGCACGCGCAGGCCCGGGTGTGGGCCCCGTCCGAGGACGAGCCCGTGGACGTCACCGACGTGATGGAGCACGTCCGCGAGCTGCACCGCGCCTACGACGTCAAGGTGGTCAGCTTCGACCCGCGCTTCTTCGACGTCCCGGCCAAGATGCTCGAGGACGAGGGCGTGGCGATGCTCGAGGTGCCCCAGTCCGTCGAGGGCATGACCCGCGTCTGCGGCGGGCTGCTCGAGCTCGTCAAGAGCGGCGGCATCCACCACGACGGCGACCCCGTGCTGGCGGTCCACGTCCTGAACGCGGTGCCGCGCTTCAACGAGCGCGGGTTCACGCTCCAGAAGTCGAGGAGCCGCGGGCGCATCGACGCCGTCATCGCGCTCGGGCTCGCCGCCGACGCCGCGCTGCACCACGTCGAGGAGCCGTCCGGCTCGTGGGCGGTGGCGCTGTGAGGCGCGCGGCCCGCTCGCTGGCGTCCCTCGCCCGGCGCGCCGCCTCGGCCGTCGGCCTCGAGGGCGCCCTGATCTCCGCCGGGACCGCGCTGCTGGCGGCCGGGTCCTCCTACGTCTCGCCCGCCGGCCCCTGGCTCGTCACCGGGACCGTCGTGCTGCTGGCGGGCATCGCCGTCGCGCTGCCGCCGAGGAGTGGTGATGGGCCTGCTCGCTGACCGCCTCGCGTCCTCCGTGCGCTTCAACGCCGCCGAGTGGCTGGCGCGCGACGACGAGGACGCGCCCAACACCCCGGCGGGCGTCCGCATCGACCGGGATGGCGCCATGTCGATCCCGACCGTGTGGCGCTGCTGGTCGCTGATCTCCCACTACGCGAGCGCCGCGCCGCCGCGCGTCTACCTCGAGGCGGGCGGCAAGCGCCACCGGCAGTACACGCTGCCGTCGTGGCTCGAGACCCCCGACCAGTCCGACGAGACGGTCACGACGGCCGACTACTTCCGGGCCCTCACGCTCTCGCTGCTCGCGGACGGCAACTACTTCTCGGTGGCGTTCCCGAGCGTCGACGACCCGGTCATCCTCCGGCCGCAGGACCCACGTCGCGTCGTGGTCCGGCCCGGCCCGCTGTACGACCTCGTCGACGAGACGGGCCGCGTGGTATCGACCTGGGGCCCCGACCAGATGATCCACGGCTGGTGGATGCGCTTCCCGGGCGAGCCGCGCGGCGTGTCGCCGCTCGAGCGCCTGCGCCGGAGCCTGGGCGGGGCGCTCGCCGCCGACCAGTACGCGTCCGCCTACTTCGGCAGCGGCGCGTCGCTCTCGTTCGGCGTCGAGGTACCGGGCGTCGCCGACGTGGACGAGCTCCGGAAGACCCTCAAGCGCAAGTACGCCGGCCTCGACAACAGCCACGCGATCGGCGTCCTCCAGCGCGGCGCGAAGTTCGTGACGGGCCTCGCCCCGACGCCCGAGCAGTCGCAGATGCTCGCCACCCGCAAGTGGGGCGTCGAGGAGGTCGCGCGGATCTATGGGGTCCCGCCCGGCATGGCGGGCTCCCAGGAGCCGGGCGCGTCCAGCTACGCCAGCGCCGTCGAGTGGAGGAAGATGTTCCGCGACGACGCGCTGCGGACCTACACGGGGAACCTGGAGCTCGGCCACCAGCGCCTCCTGCGCTCGCTGCTGCCGCCCGGCCTCGACGGGACCGGCGCCCGGATGGTCCTCGAGTTCGACCTCGACTGGGTCGCCCGCGCCGAGCCCAAGGAGCGCGCCGAGACGTGGGAGGTGCTCGTCCGGAGCGGCCAGCGCACGCCCGACGAGGCGCGCGGCGACGACGGCCTCGACCCCATGCCCGGCGGCGACCGGCTCTACATGCAGCAGCAGATGGTGCCCATCACCGAGGCGGGAAAGACCAAGGCCACCGAGCCGATCGGCCAGCAGGAGGCCAAGACCGCCCCCAAGCCCGAGGTCCCCAAGCCGTGAACGACCCGCTCGTCCGATACGCCCCCTGGCCGTCCGAGTTCGAGGTCCGGTCCAACCCGGACACCGGCGGGCTGCGCTGGTCCGGCTACGCCGCCGTGTTCAACACCCCGAGCCTGCCGCTGCGCTTCGCCGGGGTGAACCGGGGCAGGCCCTTCGTCGAGGTCATCCAGCCCGGCGCGTTCACGCGGACGCTCAACGCGAGCCCGGACATCTCGCTGCTGTGGCAGCACGACCTCCAGGGCGTCGTCCTCGGTCGCACGAGCGCCGGGACGCTGACGCTGGCGGAGGACGAGCACGGCCTCCGGGCCGAGGGCGACCTCCCGGACAACGCGTGGGGCCGCCCGATCGCCGACGCGCTCACCCGGGGCGACGTGCGGGGCATGAGCTACCGCATGGGCCCGCAGGTCAAGGACAACGCCCAGCCCGACGGGACGTACCCGCTCGAGGCGCTGGGCGACGGCTCCCGCTACGGCGTGCGCCGGATGCGCGAGATCAGACTGGAGGCCGAGGTGAGCTTCACCCACCGTCCCGCCACCCCGGCCACGTCCGCCGGCATGCGGGCCCTCCCGGACGCCGTCACCGAGGCGATCGCCGTCCTCGACGACCCCGACGGCCGGCTGACCCGCGATCAGCTCGCCCTGCTCGCCGAGTACCTCCCGACCCGGGCGTCGCCGAGCTGCTGCCCGGCGTGCGACGCCGAGGACGCCTCGTGCTGCGCCCGGTCGTCGTCCAAGTGCCCGTCCGCCTGCTCCGGCGCGGACTGCACCCTCGGGTGCAAGTGCATCGGCGACGACGAGGGCGACAACGACGGCGACCTCCCCGGGTCGCTCGACGCTCCCGACCAGAAGAGCGCCCCGACGGGCGCGACCACCGTCCGCAAGGACGCCCTCCGCGCGCGGCTCGCCGCGCTCCGGTCGGGCGAGTAGTCCACCCAGATGATCCGCCACACCCCGGACCCCCGCCCGGCGTGCCGCCCGGCCGCGCAGCGCAGCGCGTGCCACTCGGCGCGACCACTCGGGGGCACCACGTCACCGGCGGACGCCAGCCCAGCACCATGCAGGGGAGAGATGCAGTGAGCATCGACCAGGCACGGCGCGAGTTCGAGGCGTCCCGCAAGGCCGACGCCGCAGCCCGCGCCCTCCTCGACTCCGCCGACGAGGCGAAGCGGGACGTCACCGCCGAGGAGGCGGAGCAGATCGACAAGTGGCTCGACGAGGCCGACGCGCGCTCCAAGCGCGCCAAGCGCCTCGGCGACGTGGCCACCCGCGCGTCGGAGCTCGACGCCATGCTCGCCGGGCGCCTGCCGGGCGAGGCCGAGGACCCGTCCGCCGTCCGCAAGGGCGACGCGGCCCTGATCGCGAACATGCGGCACGTCGTCGACGCGCACTCGCGCGGCGAGGACGCCGGCGAGCGGACCCTCGAGTTCCGCCTGCCGGACGCCGCCGAGGTCCGCGCCCTCGCGGACTTCTCCGACGGCACGAAGGTCTACGTCAACGACTTCCGCTCGACCCTCGCGGTCTACATGCGGACCATGTCGCCGTGGATCGAGACGGCCACGATCGTCAACGGCACCGACGGCCGCCCGATCGTCCTGCCGGTCCTCTCGGCCGACCCGACGGGCTACAGCCCCGGCGAGGGCACGGCCATCACCGAGTCGACGCCGACGATGGGCTCCGCCCTCGCGACGCCGGTCTCGTACAAGGCCCTGAGCTACCTGTCCCAGGAGCTCGAGCAGGACGAGCAGATCGGCCTCCTGCCGTTCATCGCCCGCTCGCAGGGCCGCGCGCTCGCCCTCATGGCGGGCTCCGCGTTCACCACGACCATCGTCGGCGCCGCGACCAACGGCGGCACCGCGACGGGCGTCGGCGGCGGCGGCGGCACGGCCGGCACGGCGGTGGTCACGTTCCTCGGCTACGAGGACCTGATCACCCTCAAGTACGGCATCGCCGCCCCGTACCGCAAGGTCGGCGCGTGGTTCATGGCCAACTCGGTCATCCAGAAGGCCAAGAAGTTCAAGGACGGCCAGGGCCAGTACCTCTGGCAGCCCGCGATCGCCCTCGGCCTGCCGGACATGTTCGACGGCAACCCCGTCTACGAGGACCCGTACCTCGCGGTCGCGGCCTCGGCCTCCAAGTCGGTCCTCTTCGGGGACCCGTCGGCCGTGCTCGTCAAGCAGCTCCCGCTGCGCGTCGCGACGTCCGACCAGTTCAAGTACGACACGGACCAGATCGCGATCAAGACGGTCTACCGCGCGGGCGCAGGCCTGCCGGACGCCGCCGCGATCCGGTACCTGGTGTCCGCCAACACGTAGCCCCCATCGCCCCGGGCGCGGCGCGGCCCTGCCCGCGCCCGGGGCCACCAGCACAGGAGCACCCGTGAAGGTCGCCTGGCTCTCGAACCGGCCCGACGCCAACAGCGGCTACGGCACGCAGACCCGGCAGGTCGCGCGCCGGATGCTGGCGGACGGCCACGCGCTCGAGTTCCTGACCAACGACGGCACGCGGCAGGACTACGAGTGGGAGGGCTGCCCGGTCCGCGCGTCGGGGATGCGCCAGTACAGCCAGGACACCGTGCGCCGGGACCTCGAGGACTCGGGCGCAGACTGGCTCGTGAGCCTGTACGACGCGTGGGTCTACACCGGCCGCGACGACCCCTTCGCCGGGCTCGCCAACGTCGCCGGGTGGATGCCCGTGGACTGCAACCCGGTGCCGCCGACCGTGATCCCGTGGGCCCGCACCCACCGCGTGATCGCCATGTCGCAGTACGGGCGCGACCAGCTCGAGGGCCTGTCGGCCGCGATCGATGAGGCCGGGACGCCCGGCTTCCCGGTGATGTACGCGCCGCACGCCGTGGACCGCTCGCTCTACCGGCCCGTGGACGGGCGCGCCTTCCGCGACGAGCACGGCGTCCCGCGGGACGCGTTCCTCGTGGGCGTGGTGGCCGCCAACACCGGGACCAAGTTCTACGACCGCAAGGGCTTCGGCGACATGCTGACCGCCCTCGGCATGTTCATGCGCGACTACCCCGAGGCGCACGCCTACCTGCACACCCACCCCACCGGGTACGAGGCGATGGACCTGCGCGTCCTCGCGACGGTCGTCTCGGTCGACCCGGCGAGGCTCCACTGGGCCGACGAGTACCGGTATGTCAAGGGCCGCTACTCGGACGCCGACATGGCCGCCGCCTACAGCGCCTTCGACGTGCTGCTCTTCCCTTCGCGCGGCGAGGGGTTCGGCGTCCCGGCGATCGAGTCGCTCGCCTGCGGGACGCCCGTCATCGCCTCCAACTGGACCGCGCAGGCCGAGGTGATCGACCACCCCTACGACGCCCGGCGCCCCGGCTTCGTCCGGACGGCGCACGGGTGGCTCGTGCAGGTCGCGCTCGACTACGATCCCCACCAGGCGGCCTTCCGCGGCAAGCCCGACATCGGCGAGGTGCTCCAGGCGCTGCGCGAGGCGCATGCCGTCTGGTCGGACCCCGACCTCTCCCGGGACGTGTCCGCCGCCTGCGTCGAGCGGAGCGCGCTGTGGGACGCCGACCGCGTCTACGCCGACCGCTGGCGCCCCATCCTGGCCGAGCTGGCATCCATGCCCGCGGCGGATCCCGAGCCCGTGCCCGTCAACCGGGCCGCGCGGCGCCAGCTCGAGCGCGCGAGGAAGTCGGCGTGAGGGCCGTCGTCACCGGCGGCGCCGGGTTCATCGGCAGCCACCTCGTCGACCGGCTCGCGGCGGACGGCTGGGACGTGCTCGTCGTGGACGACTTCAGTACCGGCGACCACGTCCACGAGCACCCGCGCGTCGAGGTGCAGCGGTGCGCGATCGTCGAGGCCCCGATGCCGAGGGGCGTCGACGCGGTCTTCCACCTCGCCAGCCCGGTCGGACCGGTCGGCGTGCTGCGGCAGGCGGGCAGGATCGTGCCCAAGGTGGTCGACGACGCCGAGACCGTGGCGCTGTGGGCCCGGCTGAACCGCTGCCCGCTGGTCGATGTCTCCACGTCCGAGCTCTACGGCCCGCAGGGCGGCGCCTGCTCCGAGGGGCTTCCGCGCGTCACCCCGGCCGGGCACAGCGCCCGCATGGAGTACGCGGTCGCCAAGCTGGCCGCCGAGACCATGCTGCTCAACACGGCGGGGCTGGACGTCCGGATCGTGCGCCCGTTCAACGTGGCGGGGCCGCGGCAGAAGCCCGACGGCGGCTTCGTCGTCCCGCGCTTCGTGCGCCAGGCGCTCGCGGGCGAGCCGCTGACCGTCTACACCCCCGGCACGCAGGTGCGGGCGTTCACCCACGTCGCAGACATCGTCGAGGGCCTCATGCGCGTCCTCCGGTTCGGGAGGCCCGGCGACCTGTTCAACCTCGGCAACCCGCGCAACCTGACCACGCCGATGGAGCTCGCGCAACTCGTGCTCGACGCCTGCGGCGAGGGTGGCCGCATCGAGGTCGTGGACCCGCAGTCGCTGTGGGGACCGGCGTTCCGCGAGGCGGCCGACAAGTGGCCCGACGCCTCGCTGGCCGCGGTTCGCCTCGGCTGGGAGGCGGAGCTGCCGCTCGGGCGGATCGTGGCCGACGTGGTCGCCGAGCGGCGGGGAACGGCGGTGGCGGCGTGATCCCCGTGCTGGGCATCCCCTGCATTTCGCGGCCCGACCTGCTCGCCGAGCTCGCCGAGACGATCGACCACCCCGTGGCGGAGGTCGTAATCGTCGACAACAGCCCGGACGGCCTCGGGGAGGTCCCCTTCCCGGACTGCGTGGCGCGCGTGACGTGGCTGCGCCCGCTGGACAACCTCGGCTTCGCGGGCAGCGTCAACGCGGTCCTGCGCGGCCGTCCGTCCCTGCCGTGGTGGGCGTTCGCCAACGCGGACGCGACGTGCGGCTTCGGCGACCTCGCCCGCCTCGAGCGCGAGATGGACCCCGAGCCGGAGCGGGCCCGCATCGCCCGCGTGCATAACGACTACCGCCTGTTCGCCGTGAACCGGGCGCTCGTGGACGCGGTCGGGCTGTGGGACGAGAACTTCCACCCGGTCTACTGCGAGGACAGCGACTACGGGCGCCGGATGGACCTCGCGGGCGTCGACCAGGTGCCGGTATGGGGGTCGGCCGGCCACTTCGGGAGCGCCACGATCGCCGACCCCTTCTACGCCGCGCACAACGCCCGCACCTACCCGCTCAACCGCGACTACTACGTCCGCAAGTGGGGCGGCTGGCTCGGCGGGGAGGCGTTCACGACGCCGTTCGGGCGGGGCGGATCCGTCAGGGACTGGACCCTCGAGCACGCTCGCCTGCGCGAGCAGGGATGGGGATGATGGCGATCACGACGCTGACCGACGTCAAGACGCAGTTCGGCATCAGGGACGGGAACGACGACGTCTGGCTGACCGGCGTCATCGGCGCGGTCGGCGACGCTATGGAGGCGATCACCGGCCGCTACCTGTGGCCGCGCCCCGCGACGACGTCGCTGTTCGACGGCTCGGACGACCCGCAGCGGCTGGACGTGGGGATCGGCATCACCTCGCTGACCTACCTCGGCATCTCGTGGCTGGACGCGAACGCCGACGGGACGGGCGGCTACACCACGGTGCCGCTCACCTACGTCTACCTCGACCCGCCGGACCAGCTCCGCGCCCCGGGCTGGCCCGCGTCGTCGATCTACGTCAGCCCGCGGTCGGGCATCTCGCTCCCGGCGGCCGGGACGAAGCGCTCGATCAAGGCGACGGGCGACTGGGGACCGACGGCCGTCGCGCCGCGCATGTCGCAGATCGCCAGGTCCGCGATCGGCAGGGCGTGGCTGGCGCGCCAGAGCGGGTCGCCGGACTACGCCATCACCACGGCCGAGGGGCGCCTCCGGATGCTGCGCGACATGGCGCCGTCCGAGGTCGAGGAGCTGTACGCGCTCAACAGCGCCGCGGGCGGGTACGCGTGATGGACGACACCGCCCTGGCCACCGCCATCTGGACGCGCCTCCAGGCCGTCACGCCCCCCGCCGGCGAGGACGCGATCCGCTGGGCGGGGCACACGCTCATGGCGCAGGCGCCCGCGTCACGCCCGGCCGTCGAGGTGATGCCGCCGCCCGAGACGATCTCGTGGGGACCCGGCGGCCGGATGGCGTCCACGATGACGTGGACCGTCAACGTCCTGCTCGGCCAGGCTGCCGACCTGCCCCGGCGCATGGACTCCGTGTACCGCTGGCGCACCGCCCTCCGGACGCAGCTCGCCGGGCAGATCCAGCTCGGCGTGCCGGGCGTCGTCCAGGCGCTGCTCACCGGGATGCGCGTCGACACCGGCACCGACGGCGAGGAGATCGTGCTCGTGCTGACCGTCTTGATGACGTTCCGCGAAGCCGTGGCGGTGTCCGCGTGAGCACGTGGATGGAGCTCGACGAGCAAGCCTTCGCGCAGGCGCAGGACGCCCTCCGGCAGTTCCAGCAGCCGAACATGGACAAGCTCCTCCGCCGGGGCGCGGCTGCCGGCGCGGCCGCCTACCGCCAGCCCCTGCGCGACGCGGCGCCGGTCAAGGCGCGCGGCGGCAAGGGCTCCGGCGAGGACTGGTCCCAGCCCGGGAGCCTCCGGAAGTCGATCATGCAGCGCAGGGTGCGCGCGGACGGCTACGGGATCAGCGCGGTGGTCGGCCCGATGGGCCGGCTCGGCTGGGCACGCCGCATGGTCATCGGCGGAACGAGGCCGCACCGCATCCCGCTCATCGGGGTCTTCGACGTGCTGATGCTGCCGTTCGGACCCAGGACCCACGTCTCCCACCCGGGCGCCAGGCCCAACCCGTTCGTCGCCCGCGTGGGCGCAGCACACCGGCAGCGCAGCCGGGACGCCATGGCCCGGGCGATCCTCTCGGGCGCCAAGAAGCTCGGAGGCGGCTAGATGCCGACGATCTACCCGACCCGGGACTGGTACATCCCGGGCGTTCCCGCAGTTGCGCAGGACGTGGACGAGGGGACGGCGGCAGAGCTGCTCGCCTACCGCCCCGCCGCGTTCACGCTCGTGCCCCCGGAGGTGGCCGACGAGCTCGTAGCCGAGCCACCGGTCGACCAGGTCGACGACGGCGGGCCCGACATCCTGTCCGACGCACCCGACCCGACCAGCGCGCCGGCAACCCCGGACGCACAGCCCGCCACGACCCCGGAGGTTGACGCATGAGCCCCGCACCGGTCATCCCGCTCGAAGTCGTCCAGATGGGCATGGAGGCGACCCGGGGCACTGGCGTCGCCGCCACGACGGTCCTCGACATGGACCCCGGCGGCGCCACCCTGACCCGGAACCCGACCATCATCCGCATCCGGAACGCCGGCTCGCTCGCGACCTCGCACCGGACCTACCCCGGCCGCGACGTCATCCAGGTCGACATCTCGGGCGTCTGGACCTACAACTGGGGGCCGAACTGGCTCAACCTGATCCTCGGCCCGCTCAACACCGGCACCGGGGCCTCCGCGGACAAGACGTGGACGTTCGGCAGCGCCGTCGTGTCCGACACCGCGGACAACCTGAAGTCGTGCACCCTCGAGCTCGGCGGCAAGGACACCTGGCCGTCGGAGTACCAGGTCAAGGGCTGCGTCGTCACCAAGTTCGACCTGGCCATCCGGCAGGACCAGCCGTGGCGGTTCAAGGTCACGCTGCTCGGCACCGCCGTGACGCCCCAGGCCAAGACCGCCGCGCTCTCCTACGCGGCGACGATCGTGGACGTCCTCGGCCCGGGCACCAAGGTGTACCTCAACGGCACCGGCAGCGCGTTCGGCGCGACCCAGAAGACCGGCGACGTGCTCTCGGCCGACCTCTCGATCGACATCGGGGCAAACGCCCGGTACACCCTGGACGGCGCGCGCAACCCGACCCGGATCGCGGTCACGTCGCCTCGCAAGATCAGCTGCAAGGTGGTCGCCGAGTACGACGTCCAGACCGACTACACCGCCGTCCACGCGGCGACCCCGCAGCGCCTCCGCCTCGAGGCCATCGGGCCCACGCTCGGCGGCTCCGCCTACAAGAGCAACTTCGACATCCCGGGGGTCTGGGACACCTTCGCCATCGGCAAGGACGGCGACGTCATCACCGAGGAGATGCAGCTCACCGCCCAGTACGACACCACGCCGGGCGCGGACATCAACGCGGTCGTGGTCAACTCGACGGCCGCCCTCCTGTGAGCCTCCAGGAGGTCGGGGTCGTCACGGGCGGGCGCGCCTGGGTGCGCACCCGCCTCGACCACGAGCGCGCCACGGCGCTCCGGGTGCTGTCCGTCGCGGCACTCCCGGCCAAGTCCGTGGCGCGGCTCGCGTCCGCCCGGGGCCAGTCCCGCGAGCAGCTCACCAGGGCCGCGCTCGCCGACGCGGACCTGGCGGAGGCGATGCGGGGCCAGGCCAGGCTCCAGGCCGAGACGATCCGGCTGTGCGTCCACCACTGGGAGGGCGTCTACGGCACCGACGGCGACGCGCTGACATTCCCCGACGACGTGGAGCACCTGGACGACGCCGACTTCGACGCGCTCTACGTGGCGTGCGAGAAGGCCCGGGAGCGCCCGGACCCAAACTCCTCAAGGGAGCCCTAGCGACCATGTTCGCCGTCGAGGGCTCCCTGCCGCCCCGCAACGCGCCCCCGGAGCTGGCGCAGGCGCTCGACCTGCACCGCTTCGGCGGGCTGGCGCGCCTGACGTGGACCGAGTACCAGGCGACGGACCAGTACGTCCTGGACCTGCTGGGCGTGGTTCAGGAGGCCGCCGCAGCGGTGTCCCGGCGAGGGGGTGCATAGGTGGACCAGGAGATCCTCGCCCTCATCGTCCGCGCCAAGGACGAGGCCAGCTCGCACTTCAACAACATCGAGAGGAGCCTGGGCAGCATGGCGGCAAAGGCCGACGTCGCCGGCCGGGCCATGGACGGCCTCCACTCGGTCATGGGCGGGGTCGCAGCGGGGCTCGGAATCGCGGCGTTCCAGAGCCTCGAGGACAGCGTCTCGCGCCTGGCGGGCCTGATCCCGGACCTCGTCAACAAGGGCCTCGCCTTCGCCGGCACCGTCGACACGATCCAGAACGCCACGGGCGCGAGCGCGGAGGCGGCCTCCCGGCTGGCCGGCGAGATGCAGTACCTCGGCATCGGCACCGACGGGCTCGGCCTCAAGATGGGCACGCTCGCCAAGGGCATCATGGCCCACGAGGCCGAGCTGACCCGGCTGGGCGTCTCCATCCGGGGCGCCAACGGCGACTACCTCGACGGCGTCACCATCGTGGACCGCGTCAGGTCGGCGCTCTCCGGCATGGCCGACGGCGTCCAGAAGACCCGGCTGGCGACCGAGCTCTTCGGCAAGTCGGGCGCCGACATGATCGACTGGCTCAACCTCTCCGACAAGCAGGCTGCCCTCCTGGACGGCCAGCTCAACGACCTGGGCGTCACGATGAACCAGTCCGCCGTCGAGGAGGCCAAGAAGGCGACCCGCGAGGGCAACCTGTTCAACCTGGCCATGCAGGGCCTCGGCAACACGCTCATGACCAACGTCGCGCCGGCGGTCACCCAGGCGATCGACACCATGGTCTCCTTCGTCCGGGCGCACGGCCGGGAGATCGCCCAGTTCGCGTCCGAGGTGATCAACTTCGTCCTCGGGATGGTCTCGGCGATCGTCGGCGGCACCGCCCCGACCGTCAACTTCGCCGATGCGATGGCCCACCTCGGCGATTCCGCCGGCGGGGCCGCGGACAAGCTCGGCGACATCCCGCCCGCCAGCAACGCGGCGGCGGGCGCCTACGCGAAGCTGTCGCAGGAGATCCAGCGGCAGATCGACAAGGTGAAGGCCCTCGAGTCGGCCCAGGAGTCGCAGTTCCAGAAGGAGATGGGCCAGCTGACGGCCCAGCTGGACGCCCAGACCGCCGCGCTGGACGCGGCCGACAAGGCGAAGCAGATCGCCGAGCGCCGCGCGCAGCTCGCCGCGGACGTGGCGAACGCCGCCGACCCGCAGGCGATGGCCGCCGCGCAGAAGGCGCAGGCCGACTACGAGGCG